ATGAACATTCCCCTGACCTTTGGTCTGCCACCAGATGTTATTCATCCGCTATTGTTCTCTTTTGACTTACAAGCAACTATGTTCAATGTGATAAATATCACAAAAAGTCAAAACGAGGAATATCCCCATGAAATAAATATAAAAAGCGTATATACAAAACGTGGAGGAAAGATAAATGGAGATATTCTTAACAATTACACTCATTATTAACATAGCGTATGCAGTTATCCCGATAAAAAATGAAAGCTGCGAAATTCTGATCTCAGCAATAGATACTACATTTATATACAAAGTGATAAGAGGACTTTATGGATAAAACAAAACATATAATAGTAATAATTATAGCCGCACTATTAACAACACATGCAGTAGCAAAGGAAACATATCAAACAAAAGAAAAAATAGAAGCAGAAACAAGAAAGGCAGAAAAAGCAGCAAAAGAAGCAGAAGCAGCGGAAAAATTAAGAGAGAAACAAGCAAAAGAGCAATTAATCATAATGAAACAAAAAAAATAAAAATAAAAATAAAAGCCAGTTATAAAACAACTGGCTTTTATTTTACTGGCTATATCTTTGAGACATCAGACCTTTTTAACCTGAAGCAGTACCACTAAATCCGTTTTTGTCTCCTCCCCTGATTTCTGTCCCATAATTTCCGGCAGAAAAGAAAGTCCCGTTTTTGCATCAGTCACCTTATGTTCACTGACTCCTCCCAGCATAACCACATCACCATCCTTAAGTGTCAGCGTGGTATCAAGCTCACGTTTAATCAGTGTCGGCGTGTCATTCACCCCGGTTTTAGTCTGGACAAAGTTTGAAAGCTGCTGATTGACATGCAGGGAAATATTCTCTTCTGTCACAACTGGCTTAATACGAAATATTACACCAGAATCACGATAAGTCACGGACTGCACCGCCTGCCCATCCTGATAAGACACACTCCCAAGAACGGGCACCTGTTCACCGTTAGAGAGAGTCGACTCCTGCCCCGAATTAACACGAAGATGTGGCGTCGAAACCACCCGGAAACGACTGTCAGTACGGAAAAGCTCCAGTATCGCATCCAGAGAGCCGGTACTGAATGAAACATAATTCCCCATCGAAGGTGATGTTGTAAGACCTAAATTCACCCCTAAACGACCGGAAAGCAGCTTTGCAGCAAGTGCAAGACCACTTCCCTCTGTTTTCCCTGTCTGAACCTCATAAATACCCCCGGTAACCATAACGCCACGGGCAGGAACATCCACAAGAGGAAGAAGCTGCTTTAATCTGGAAAGCTCACCACGCGTCCCCCGAAAAACCAGCGAATCACCGGAAGATGAAAGAAAACTTTCCTGACGTGACACCTGAACAGAAGTATTACGGGACAATGCATAAGACGAGCCGGAAGAGTTTTGCGAAGACGTGGCAGGAGTCTGCACTGATGAAGGCCCTGATGTCACTGCGGAAGAAAGCACAGAGTACAAATAGGGAACATCACGATGAAGAGGTGAATATACCCAGGTCACAAGTGGTACTACAGGCGGAGGTGGTACCACTACAGAAAAATAATCCACCCCATTACGCGTTGTTACCCGGATATTAAGCGTTTTCAGCCAGTCAGTGAAAGCACGACGTTGCTGTGCTTTTGTCCCGGAACGACTGAGGTTAAAACTCACCGGACGGGTATCAACCGCAAGCTCATCAGACAGCACCCAGCGACGACTGAATATTTCATCTTCAGCCACCTGTATAGCCATATTCAGCGGAAGGCGGTCAGCGGCAAAATCAGGTGCAATATCCGGAGACGGTGGAGAAGCCAGAGACGCCGACTCGGGAGCCGGAGAACGGGCAGCATAAGCCGGGTGGAAGACAGGAGCGCAGAGACAGAGTGCAGTACAGAGTGCAGAAGCATAAAAACGCATAGTATATCACCTCACATAACAATAACGCTTATCGATAAACCTGTCTGGCAGTTGAGAATAAGTGCACTGAATGGCCAGCGGGGCGTAAGTACCCGTATTCAGCAATGATGCCTTTCCGCTTCCCCGACCACTCGCTCACTGACATCCGGTGCCGGGTCTGCGGCGAGCGGTGCCATCACACGCGCAGCTGAAGCAGTCTGTCTGTTCATCCGTCAGGGGCTGCCAGTCGGCAGGCAGGTGCAGGACGTGTAAACAGAGCACGGATTAAGCTGCGGTGCACACTTCAGGGGAGCACGCTGTCAGCCATCAGTTTCATCAACAGGAGACATGATCGCCTGTACGCGTCAGATACTGCACAGCCAGTAAGCTGGTTGCGCATGTCAGCAAAAAGCATAAGTGCCCGGAACAACCAGCAGAGCGTAAGTGCCCGGGACCAGTAATGGTGCCTTTCCGCTTCCTCGACCGCTCGCTCACTGGCGTTCGGTCGCCGGGTCTGCGGCGAGCGGTGCCATCACACGAGCAACTGAAGCAGCCTGCCTGTCTGTTCATCCGTCAGGGTCTGCCAGTCCCGCAGCAGGTGCAGGACGTGGAAACAGAGCGCGGATTAAGCTGCGGTGCACACTACAGGGGAGCACGCTGTCAGCCATCAGTTTCATCAACAGGCAACATCATCGCCTGTACGCGTCGGGTTCTGCACAGCCAGTAAGCTGGTTGCCCATGTCAGCAAAGAGCATAAGTGCCCGAAGCAGGCAGCAGAGCGTAAGTGCCCGGGGCCGGTAATGGTGCCTTTCCGCTTCCTCGACCACTCGCTCACTGCGTTCGGTCGCTGGGTCTGCGGCGAGCGGTGCCATCACACGCGCAACTGAAGCAGTCTGCCTGTCTGTTCATCCGTCAGACCTGCCAGTCCGGCAGGCGGGTGCAGTCCGTGGAAACAGAGCGCGGATTAAGCTGCGGTGCACTCGTCGGGGGAGCTCGCTGTCAGTCATCAATTTCATCAAAAGGCATCATCATTGCCTGTACGACTCACGCCTTGCGTCGCTCGTCTCGGTGAGTGCCCTGTTAAAGGCGGTCCGGCAGGGGGCGCGTTGCGCTGTCCCGCAGATTATGAAAGCTCTCCCCGGTATCGGCCGTTCAGCAGTTACGCCATATGAAACCACGGCACGCGGCCTTCCATGCCCTGACGGGCATAACAACGGTGTGCCCGATGCAGCACAATACCGGCCTGCAACTCATCACGTGCAGACAACATCATCAATAGCCCCTGTCAGCCCGCCGGAGCAGAAATATACGCAGCCAGCGCAGGCAAAGCCCCCGGAAAAATACTCCCCGTCAGCCAGAAAACCATAAAGTGCCCGGCATAAAAACACGGCAACGCCTGGCGGGGAAGAAACCTGGGCAGAGAACGCGGCAAAGTACGGACAGCAACCAGCACGGAGCACATCAGAAAAAGCCCTATGACCGCCGCAATATCAGAAACTGACTCATTCAGCAGCAGTACAGACAGAATAAACCCGGTAAGCACCAGACACTGCTCAGCGCCACGGGTGATAAAAAGATACCGGGCAAAAAACAACAACATGACACCGGAAATACCATAACTGGACGAGGAAAATGGCAACCAGACAGCCAGAAAAAACAGGGACAGAAAAAAAAGCGAAGTGTCACCGAAACGCTGAGATAAATACATCAGATGTGTAACCACAGCAAACACAAAAAAGATATTCCCCTCATACCAGGGAAAACCAGCCAGTGCCCATAAAGGCTGTGATATCAGGGCAATAATCCAGAAACGTACCACATACGAAAAAGTGATTGTTTCACGTCCGGAAAGATTCAGCCCCCATACAAACGCAAACAGCGGAAAAGCCCCGCGACCAGCCAGATAAAAATACATATTGCCCGGATGAAGGGTATTAAAATGGTCAACAACCATCAGGGACAACGCCAGCAGTTTTATACAGTCACGCTGACCGGAAGTAAAATCGAGAAAAGAAAAACGTAATGGTTCGGGATAAAAATTAGCCATAACATCACCGTGAATAAAAATATGAACATCAACCACCGGAAGACACCGAAAATAATGATTTATCATCAGAAGACGCACGATGACTACCAGAGCCAGTCCAGTAAGTCACTCTCTCATTATCCACAGTAATTTCCGTCAGTCGTCCCCGGTAAACAACATCAGAATGATAAAAACGTATATTACCGGCATTATCCACAAGAATATAATAAGGTCTTTCATCACTCCCCCTGAAATAAGATGATATACGCCAGCGAGAAGAATATACTGATGACGACTCAGACGTCATAGTGATACGAGGTACAACAGGTGCAGAAACCTGCGATTTAACAGATGTATCCGTCCGCACTTCAGAAACCGGAGACTGAGAAACTGATGTGTCATCAGAACCAGAAAACCATAAATCATAATGACGTCCCAGCAAAAAGATAACAAGAAGACAGACAAACAGAATCAGAAAACGAAAAAATGCACGTAGTAACCCTGAGGTTTTCTTATGATTATGGTTCTGATTATCCTGCCTGATATTATGTGCTGATTCAGCACGATTACAGTTATTATTTTTTTCCGCAGCATCGGACGTTTTATCCGTAATCGCTGAAACCAAAGCATCCGTACAGGAAATAAAAGGAGAAATAAAAGCAGACGATTTACCGTACCAGTCAGTCAGGGTTTTACCCGGCAGCACAGAACAGACCGAACGCATATCCAAATGACGACCATTAATCAGTTCTGTACCATCACTGAAGATGAAATTAGTGTCATAACAGGCGTAATAATCAGAAGCACGGATGAAGTGCTTCTCATAAGGCCGTTTCCTTACACGATGTACTCCTGTATCTGAAAAACAGGAAGCCACAACATAATGAGGAAGAAGCCCCCTGCGTTTTGTGGCAACTCCCGTACGACCGGGACGAAAAATCTCATACAGTGTTGTAAAAAAGGGCACACGCAGTTCATCAAGCCGTTTACAACGAATAATTTTTGAACCCATGGCGCGCAGAATCTGCGTGTCAATATTCTTTTCATCCTGAACAATCAGATAAACATCCCATCCCAGCTTTCGGGAATGAATCAGCCAGTCAATCAGAGGAAGACGGTCCTTACGGGCAAAATCCCGGGCATTAAACCAGGTCCCGCATTCGTCCAGAAAAAGCGCACCAAAACGTGTTTTCTCCTCTTCAGGACATCCACGCCCCAGTGCTTTCAAATCCTCAATACGGGGAGAAGCAGGAATAACTGTCAGGGGATTTTCACAGGATGGACCAAGAACCGTTGTATCAAAAGGATAATTTGACGCCACACGAAGACCACGACGATAATAAAGTGTGGCAAAATACGCCGCCACAATCCCCTTTCCCTGACCAAGCTCACCCACAATTAACGGCATAACGTCCCCTTAATCACTGAAACTTCACAAGAGAAAGAATAAAACGAAGCACTTTATCCTTATAAAGATACAGAAATGCTGTAAATTCAGCCTGCAATATAATATTCAGACAGGACTGTATATTATGCGGCAAATAACTCAGCGCCACGACAAGCAGGTCACTGAAACGCGACGCAAGAAACAACGTATTAATGACATTATTGGCGTAACTCACAAGATTTCCATAAAGAGAAAGTGACACGCCAAAATAAAAAACGCCCATTGCCCAGTTAGAAAGTTTTATCTGAAGCAACGACTGTATAAAATTTTTAAAAAGCCCCGCAAGTAACAACGCAAGAAACTGAAAAACAATCCCCCACATATTCACATCCTCCTGTCCGGTAATCAGAGATTCATACTCTCACGACGAAATAAAGTACGACGGATAATGCGGAAAACAATAATGGCAGTAAATACATTAAGAAACCATTCAATAACCGGCCTGATTATCTCATCATACTTCTGAGTTATTATTGTTGTATCCACAGAAAACTGATAAGGCGAAAGACCATAAAATGTAATGGTAAATGAAGTCTTCAGAGGTAAAGAAGAAGATGCCCCTGAAGGATTAAAAACACGACTGACATCCAGAGTAAAAAATGACCCCGTACCAGGAAGATATTTATCTGTAAGACCTTCTTTCAGAAAACTGTCAGCACGGGAAGCATAATCCGTCCTGGAAGAATTTAATCCGGTTTGCATACCAGATTCAGCCGAAGAAAGAGACTGAGATGACTCAGACCCTGAAGCCGTCAGATTGCCGGAAAGAACATCATAGATTTTTTTTAACCAGCCAGTACCTTCACCATCACTGTTACCGGACCCGGTACCCGTTCCACCAGGCGCAATAATAACAGGTACCTTACCGCCCTGATTACCGGAACCGGAATTACCGCCAGTTGTACCACCTGTAGTACCTGAGCCAGAATCGCCGCCTGTTGTGCCGCCAGTACCACCTTCCGTAGTTCCAGAACCTGAATCGCCACCAGTAGTACCGCCAGTGCCACCTTCCGTAGTACCGGAACCGGAATCACCACCTGTCGTGCCGCCAGTAGTACCGCCCATGGTACCAGAGCCGGAATCACCACCTGTTGTGCCACCAGTACCACCTTCCGTAGTACCGGAACCGGAATCACCACCTGTTGTGCCGCCAGGGCCTGAGGGATCCGGTTCAGGTTTCTCTGGTTCTAATGGTTTTATTTCAAAATTAGGATCAGATGTATAAGGAGATAATGAAATATCATCGCGATATGGGTCAAGAGCATAATAACAACCTGAAATAGATGTATAATAAATAGGCTTACCTGCACTTGGCCCACGATCCTGAATAATATAATTTAAAGGATAAGCACCATTATTATTCCCCGTTGAAACAGAATTGTAATAAGACACCGATGTTGAATTACTCGTAGCAGAATATGAAAAAGACAAATCCTCTTTTTTCCCTAGTGGAATATCAGGTCGTTTTTTACAGGTTTCATCCGTAGGTACTGTTTCATAAACCGCAGCTTCAGAAGAATAAGAAGAAGCAACATTGCATTGTTGCACAACTCCATTCTCTTTTACCTCATAAACCGTCCATTTTCCATTATAAAATACACCCCCCGGACCATTACCGACCGCCTGACCGTCAGAAGAAAGACCAACATTGCCGCCTATACAAGCCTGATAACCACTGCCAAGAAAGTTATCTAAATGACGTGAAAGAAATGTACCACTTGTGGTACCTATAACACGAGTTGACGTTGCAGCAAAAGAAAAGGGAGAATAAACAGTAAAAATAAAAAATAAAGAACAAACTGATTTGTTGTAAAAGTTTATTCTGGATTTTTTATTATTAACCATACCCACCCCCTAAAAAGGCGCCCCGAAAGACGCCATAACATAATATCAGGTAGCACGAGAGAAGAAGCCTTTAATCAGGCTAATTCCAACCTTGGCTGAAATGGAAACTGCCAGAACACCAATAACAACAGCACCTACAATACCAATTACAGCAATAATACTGTCAGCAATTGGTTTAAGTGTTGTGGAAGAAATAAAGGCAGGTGCCGTTGCTGTTGTCGAAGATGCCATAGCTGAACCAGAAGACAAACCCGCTACCAGAACAGATAACGCCAGAACCTTAACGTTAACTCTGTCACGAACGGACCGATAAACCGATACAATCCTTTTCTTTAATGTATGAAACACTTTCATAAAAACCTCATCTTACTGAAGAAAAAAGGCCGGAAATAAAGGAAAAAAGAAATCCCGTAAAAAATCCGACCACCATACAAATACACCAGACAAAAACAACTATCTGATATACCTGCATTCCGTTCATCTGTTCACGGACATAATCAAGAAGCCAGAGATTAAACTCATCCATAATCATGATCTCCCGGCAATTACACCAGCAATCATTCCCAGGCAAAATAGAATTAAACACGGTGCCGAAAACAGAACAAAAGAATAAAAATCACCAACAGGTAAAGATTCCGTCATATTTAACCTTGTTCATGTTTTTCCTTACCCGGCGGTAAAGCATCAAGTGGTTTACCATCAAACCGTTTCATTGTTCCGGACTGATAACGATACCAGACGCCGGAACGTTCAGCTGAAAGCGCCCAGGAGTTCACATCAACACAGATATAAACTTCCTTCCCGCGGAGGTCAGAACAGGAATTGAAATGTTTATATTCATCTTCTGTACATGAAAACTTTTCATAAGCCGTATCCCGAATTTTTAATTTGCGGTCCTCATAAGGATATGCCAGCACAATGGCATATTTAGGTTTTTCCCTGGCATCAAAATGAGCGCTTTTAGGGTCAAGTTGCTCTTCATTAGTAATGATACAATGAACAAAAAAACCACTCATCATCAGACCTGGTTTAAAACCGGCAGATATTTTATATTTAAAATTATCAGTGATATTCCCAGTCAT